CGAGGTAGATTTCTGCTCAATGGAAATTGCCGGAGATAGACCCTCAATGTGGTCAACGTCTGGCTTTTCCATCAAAGAAAGAAACTGACGCGCATAGGCAGACAACGATTCGACATACCGACGCTGACCTTCAGCATACAGCGTATCAAACGCCAGAGAGGACTTGCCTGAACCTGACAGACCGGTCACAACAATCAGTTTGTCGCGTGGAATGATCAGATTGATATTTTTCAGGTTGTGGGTGCGAGCACCCCGTATTTCTATTTTATCCATTAACGACTTCCCGGATGAAGAACCCATCTCATTAGGCTTACCTACCGCAGTTTGCTGATAAATCGTACACAGCGGGCAACAGCGGAGTACCTATTGGGATAGGCTCTGGATAATCTTAGTACAGCGTTGTGCTCTCGGTCGGTAAAATGGGCTGAGACCAGTAACGGCGCGGTCTGCTGCAATATTTAGCCAGTTTAGGAGTACACAACGATGCTTGAAACGATCAATTATGGCACAATAAAACCTGAATGAATATCCAGTATATAAATGCAAAATTGTTCTATGCTTAAACAATTAAGGAATCCACTTCACAGAAGCGAACAGTGATGCTGTTAGGGCTCTGGCGTGATAGAATTAACGGTTTAGACTACGCGCTATAATTATTTTGAGTGCGTACAAATTTACTTCATCAGGAGAATCGAAATGGCCAGCAGAGGCGTTAACAAAGTGATTCTTGTCGGGAATCTGGGTCAAGATCCAGAAGTCCGTTATATGCCGAATGGTGGTGCTGTAGCCAATATTACTCTGGCCACCTCCGAGACTTGGCGCGACAAGCAAACCGGCGAACAGAAAGAAAAAACCGAATGGCACCGTGTAGTGTTGTTTGGCAAGCTGGCAGAGGTTGCAGGTGAATATCTGCGCAAAGGTTCTCAGGTTTACATCGAAGGTGCTTTGCAGACCCGTAAGTGGACCGATCAGGCTGGCGTTGAAAAATACACCACTGAAATCGTCGTAAACGTTGGCGGCACCATGCAAATGCTGGGTGGACGTCAAGGCGGCGGCGCTCCTATGGGCGGCGGTCAGGCACAAGGGCAGCAGGGCGGTTGGGGTCAGCCTCAGCAGCCACAGGGCAATCAGTTTAGCGGCGGTTCTCAGCCATCGGCTCGCCCACAGAATGCGCCGGCAGCTCAGCCACAAAGCAATGAACCTCCAATGGATTTCGATGATGACATTCCCTTCTAATAGGTAACCACCATGACGCCGCAGAGCATCCTGCGCGTCCTCAGCCAGCACCCCGACAATAACATCACCGAATTCCACAGAGCACTTAACTCAGTGGGCGGCAAGCTATTGGGCGGCGGTGCTACTGGCGGGGTGACGCTGAACTCTAAAGAACTATATTACACATGGCGCAATCCAGAAAAGAACGAGTACATGAGCTTCAACCATCTCCTCGCAATCAGGGAATACCTCACAGCGGAACCATGGGGAGATATGAAGATAGGCGGTACGGTTTACCGGCTAAGAGATGATATCGATGTAGATGCTGTTATCGAGAAAATCACACCAAAGCGACCACCACCTAAGCCCATCGTTATTCACAAGCCAAAAACTGGCCAACGCTACATCGGCAAGCGCGGCATTGAGTACACCATTATTTCAGCCTCCGACAGAAGCATCGTTTATAGCTTCAACGGCAAAACTCACCAGTCACTCGAACCCACCAAATTCATGTACGGCATGGAGCTTATAGCCGATGCCGCATAAGGGGATATTCATGAACAACCTACCAATCCAGACATACGAATCAGTAGTTCAGCCGCGTGACGCGCTTGAGAAGAAGCTGGCTGATATGGCGGCTGAGAATGCAGCGTTAAATAAATTTATAAAAGCTGATTGCTGGGTATGGGATGACAAAAACGAAACATATTTTGATGCATGTGACTGCATTCCTGAAACACCAGCCACCGGAGCATTCACCCGTGAGCTGATGGCGCGTGGTGCGGAAGAATTTTCAGATAACCAAATGCAAAAAAGCTTAGAGCAAAGAGCGATAGGTAACCCAGCACTGTCAGATATATATAACGATAACGCTATGGACGCCAAGGTATTCGCAGCCCAGCTTCGCAAGGGGATTAATGATGCACAGTAACAGCAAAGAGCTAAATACAAATTCACAGGAAAATAAAATGAAAAAGTTTGAATTGGTAGCTGAATTATCTAAAGAATTTTTTGGCCGAAAATTATTTCGTATTCGCGCACTGATTTCATTTAGCGATGTTTCCAAGGGTGATTTAGGCGGCTGGGTTGAAAAAGAAGAGTGTGTGGATCAGTACGGCGATGCGTGGGTGTCCGGCGATGCGCAGGTGTACGGCAATGCGCGGGTGTCCGGCGATGCGCGGGTGTACGGCAATGCGTGGGTGTACGGCGATGCGTGGGTGTCCGGCGATGCGCGGGTGTCCGGCGATGCGCGGGTGTCCGGCGATGCGCATCATATTACTGTCTCGCCAATCGGCTCAGAAGGTGGTTGTTTAACAGCTTTCCGTCAGAAAGATAAATCTATCGTTGTTCACCGTGGTTGCTTCTCAGGCTCTATAGAGGAATTTGAAGATGCGGTAAATGCCACTCATGGTGATAGCAAATACGCCGAGCAATACAAAATTGTGATTGCGCTAATTAAATCTCGACTAGAAGCTGTGGAGCAGAGCAATGACTAAGTTAACAACTGAGCGTTTAGAAGAAATGCGCGATCACTACTTAGGAATGGTCAACAAAGATGTTGGTAACGCATTAACTAGGCTTCTGGCATACGAGCAAGCAGCTAAGGATGAAGTAGCCCTTCCTGAAGCACTTAAGTATGCAGAAATTTATGGTAGAGCATTTATTTGCGTTGATAGAAGCGGCTCTGTTCATGCTGTAGACCCATCACAGATAACTCTCACTATTTTGAACGAACCAGAGTCAGCACTGGTATTACCTAAACAGCCTGAACTAATTGGCATGAAAGTTTCGATTGATACTGGCTCCGATAATATTGGTCATCGTCTATTCGGTGAAATCGTCGGAACAAGCGATAGCAATGGCGTTCCGGTGTTATGCATTGAAGTTACCGAAAATAACATTGATGTGGCAGCACCTGCACAACCCGTAACACCAGAACCTCAAGAGCCAGTGATTAAACACAACAGCGTAATTGCAGAGCAGTTAGCGCACGTTCTTTCTGGCATGGATGTTACCAATCATCAGAGAGCCGTAATCAGCTGCGCAATCAACAAATTAAATAAAACCGCAGAGATTTTACAGCAAAACCCTATTGCACTTATCGCGCCTGAGAAGTTGGATTATCAGAGCGCTAAGGAGAGCTGGAACTCTTGCCGCGCCAAGATGCTTAAAGCACAACCTGTAAGCGAGCCTTACGAGCTGCCAAATGGCTGGATTAGCATAGATGAGAAAATGCCAGAAGCTACACGAAAAGATCAATATTTCATTACCTACACGCGCCCGAATAAATGCTTTAAGAGTGTTACCGGTGGTTTTTCCATCGACCTTTTCCGCAAAGGTTGTTTCGCCTTTTCAGGCGTAACCCACTGGATGCCATTACCATCATCCCCTGCACAGGAGAGCGAATAATGGCTAAGTGCGCAAATGGGAAGTGTCATCAGGGAATGATTGGGCCTAAAAGAATAACAGCGGCTGCATGGGGTGAGGAATGTAAAGCATTCCAGAAAAGAATTGATGATTGGAATGAAAAAACAAGGCGTGTCGCTGTTCCACACATCGGATTTATAAATGAATTTACCTTCTGTCCCGTTTGCGGGCATCGCCTGGCAGCACAGGAGCAGAAATAGATGGCGTACATATTTCTAATCATTGTCGTTAACAGCCAAAGCATGACCATGCAGATAGAACCAATGCAGGACATGACCCAATGCCAAGCAGCATTAAAAGCTATTGATATTGCTCAAACAGAAACATCAAAAACATGGACCGAAACAATACCCAGCATTAATAACGCTCGATGCATTGAAGTGAAATCATGATCGTTGGATCTGATTCTTGAAAATCAATTTTACCCGGTCAGTTAATTTACTATCTGATTGGGCATGCGAGAAATCACCATGGCTAAAAAACTAACTTTGAGTGAATGGAATATGCTTCAACCTCGCCCGCGTTGCGAGGAAACTGTTCGTCGCTGGATCCGGGCAGGTGCCATCTCCCCTGCTCCTGTTTTATATGGAAGAGAATACCTGTTCGAAAAGAACGCAGTAAAGAAGACCGTTCATCAAAACAACAAACGATCATTACTACAGAGAATTTCTAATGTCTCGATTGCGAAACCACGCTAACCGCTCACTTCCTCCAAATTTGTACGTTCGGAATGATGGTTATTATAGTTATCGCGATCCAAATACACGGAAAGAGTATGGCCTCGGCAGGATAAAAAAGGAGGCCATATCTCAAGCAATCGAAGCAAACTTGCAGTTTCTTGAAGGTGATAGGCTACTAGATCGCATGCGGAACGAAAGTGTAATGATGCTTCATGCTTGGCTCGATAAATATCAAATCATCATTTCCAATCGCGGATTGAAGGAGAACTCCCTTAAAGAATACATGAGCCGCGTAAAATTTATCCGTAATGGCTTTAGCAACATTCCGATAGACGAAGTGAAAACGAAAGACATAGCCGATTTTTTAGGTGAATACGTAGCAGCCGGTAAAGGCAGAACGGCGAAACTTATGCGATCAATGCTTCTCGATATTTTCAGGGAGGCCATCGCAAACGGACATATTAGCGTAAATCCCGTTGATTCAACGAAGGTTAGGCGCGTTGAAGTTAAGCGTTCCCGCCTGTCACTAGCGGATTTCTTGGTAATTCGCGAAGTAACAAAAGGCATGAGCCCTTGGCTATCACTTAGTACGGAAATAGCACTTATAACTGGCCAGCGCGTAAGTGACATTGCAAAGATGAAGTGGTCTGATATTTACGATGAAAAATTGCATGTTGAGCAGAAAAAAACCGGATTCAAGGTGGCATTGCCACTAGGGCTATCAATAACAGCCTTGGGGTTATCGTTGCAGGACGTCATTGATAGGTGCCACCAGCGGTACAGGAATTGTGAAACAATAATTGCTACGAGGACAGGTAGCGAGTTGATAGAGGATTCTATCTCTAAAGCATTCACTATCGCTCGAGATAAAACTGGCTTGAAGTGGGAGAAGTCACCGCCATCATTCCATGAGATAAGAAGTTTGGCGGCTCGTTTGTATTCGGAAGAGAGAGGAAGTGATTTTGCTCAGAAGGTTTTAGGGCATAAATCGCAGGCTATGACGGCTGTTTACCGGGACAATCGAGGTAGTGAATGGTCTGAGGTTGTTTTATAATTTCGAATTAATTTCGAATAATAGTGACCTGTTGATTTTAAGTTATTGTTTATAAACGGGAAAAAATTAAAGTGACAATCAAACTAATTGTCGGCCTTGCCAACCCTGGAGCGGAATACGCACAAACACGTCATAACGCAGGAGCATGGTTTGTCGATGCGCTGGCTGAACGTAACGGCCAGTCACTGAAGGAAGAAAGCAAATTTTACGGCTATACCGCGCGCCTAAATCTCGCTGGCAACGACGTGCGTTTATTGGTGCCAACCACGTTTATGAATTTAAGCGGTAAGGCCGTTGCCGCCCTCGCTACCTTTTACCGCATTCAACCTGATGAAATTCTGGTTGCACACGACGAACTCGACCTACCACCGGGCGTGGCCAAATTAAAATTAGGCGGAGGAAACGGTGGTCATAACGGCCTAAAAGATATTCAGAGCAAACTGGGCAATAACCCAAACTTTTATCGTCTACGCATCGGCATTGGCCATCCAGGTGATAAAAGCAAGGTTGTCGGCTTTGTGCTAGGCAAACCGCTCGCCAGCGAACAACCGTTGATTGACGACGCTATTGATGAAGCGCTGCGCTGCACCGAAGTGCTGCTAAAAGAAGGCATCGATCGCGCAATGGCGCGTATGAACGGGTTTAAATCTACGCCACGCTGATGATATGCGCGCCATTTCCCGATGGATGATTCGAGAAAAAGATACTTTGCGTGTATAATTGGCCAATAATTTCCAATTTCTTCAACATGCTAAATTTTAGTTGTTGATATTCAATAAGTTAAGGTGAT